CGGCTTTGGCTTTGGAAGTGCCAAGCCGAGCTTCTAATAATAAATTACTTGGACGCAACGAGATACTCGCACGAGAATATGCGTTCTAACGCGAAATAACGCGTTTTAAAGGCACTTTAACATTAAACCTATATATGTATATATCTTTTGATTTAGAATAGGCTTAGAAAGGCGATATTTAAGTTGTGCTTAACAAATTAGTTAAAATGTGCTATGATAATAATGTAATGGACCCAGCTTTAGCACAAGTCTTAGTTGCAGTTATAACGGTATGTGTTCCAGCAACCGTGACATTATTTTCAAACAAGTCAATTAAAAGACAAGCTAATAAGCACGCTTGTAGGCAAAGTATTTTACAGCTTATTTTTGAAGATAGAGTTAGAGCATTAGAGGGGTTTCCACCAGAAAATTATCAAGCTATTTTAGACGAGTTTGACGAATACCAAAGAAATGGTGGGAATTCTTATATTCACGATAAAGTTGTCGATTATAAAAAGTGGTATAAGACACAAACTTCAAAAAAGTTGACAAATAAACATTAGTGGGTTATTTTTAAGTTATGGTGGTAAAAGACTTTAACCCACTAGAAGACGACGAGTGTATTGCCTTTTCAGATTGGCTAAAGGCGAATAATATACCTCACGCTCATATTGCAAATGAAAGTCGCTCAAGTAGTAAGAGTGCAATGATAAGGGGAGCGAAGCTCAAAAGAATGGGGCAAAGTCGTGGCGTTTGGGATTATGAAGTCTTTATACCTATCAAGGGAATTACTGGCCGTGTTGATTGTTATGAAATGGTTAAAATTGAAATGAAACGCCGAAAAGGTGGCACTATCTCACCAGAGCAAAAGACTTGGGGTAAAATCTATGAATTATCTGGTATAAATTGTAAGATTTGCAAAGGTGCAGACGAAGCCATTGCGTTTGTGAATAAATACTTGAAAAAAGACGATTTTGATATATACTAGAAGTAGTAGTCCAGCGGTGGGCTAAGTACCTCGGAACAAACACACTAATTAAACTTAATTTAAATTCTTTTATACCCTTTCAGAAAAGTCCTCGAAGCGCCTTGATGGGGACTTTTCTTTTTGTGCTTTTTATGCTATATTAAAAGTATGAATTGTGCCAGTAATACTAACACACCAATAGTGGGGGACTTGCAAACAATAGCCATAAATCGTGGCACTACGCTTAGATTAAAGGCTCAAAGAAAGTTTATAGATGGAACACCAATTTTATCTGAGGCGCAAGAGATTTATTTTATTGTTAAAAAACGCTGGACAGATAAAGTTGCACTTATAACAAAAGATAGAAGTAATATGACTTTTGACGAAGATGGTTATTATCACTTCACTATCACACCACAAGATACTGAAAATCTAGCATATGGTAAGTATGTGTGGGATTTTACCCCAGTTAATGATAATAATGCTTATAGAGCAAAGCCAGCCCACGGCTATTTTATAGTTGGAAACTCTGCCGGCTGGATAATAAATGAAACGGAGGACTAAATGGAAACCGAGGGCGGTGAACAAGAAATATTACTTCAAGGAGAAGAAATAGCTATTCATTATGGCCAAGTTGATGATGTTTTAGTTGATGGCGTATCAGTTGTTGAAGATTATATTGCAAGAATAGCATTAAAAACAGTTGATAATTTGATAAATTATTATAAAAAATCTGAAACTTATACGCAAACTGAAGTAAATAATTTAATTGGTCAGATACAAACTGCCCATTTTGAAATCGTAGAATCATTGCCTGCGGTTGGCGAAGATAATATCATTTATTTAGTGCCAAGAAGTGAAAGCGAAGAAGATAATGTTTATGACGAGTATATTTGGATTAACAATGATTATGAGAAAATTGGTAGTACAGATATTGATTTAACTGGTTATGCAACTGAGGACTGGGTGACTACTCAACTTGGTGATTATTATACAAAAGAGGAAATTCAAGATTTATGGCTAAAGAATATAAGAGATGGCCAAGGTAATTTTTCAGTTGAAGCAAACCAAGATTCTATCGCCACTGGCAAATGGGCATTTTCAGAGGGTAGAGGACAAAGTATTGAAGTCACTTTAATATCTAAAGATTTAAGTAATAATCAAATCACCATATCAGACGAAAATGACGCAATAAGAAAAAATGCTATTTTATGGATTACTGATAATAATGGACAAGGTGCTTATTATTATGTAAAAACTAGAACTGCTGGAACTGGTGAATCTATTTTGACATTAGACGCAACTACTAGACAATTAAAAGATGGTTCAGGTTATGTAATATACAACCATACATTAGAAAATGTATCAGTTAATAGTAAAATAAAAGTTTATATGGGTGTTGCAGGTGCTTCTGCTTCACATATAGAAGGCGCATTTAACAATACTGTATGGCTGAATTCGGCAAGTGAAAAAAACGAAGTCAATGTAAACCGTTCTCACGCAGAGGGTTCAAGAACATTGGCAAGTGGTTATACTGCACACGCTGAGGGGGAATATACAAGAGCGACAGGTAATAGTTCGCACGCAGAGGGTAGTAATACTATTGCAGAGGGACATTTTGCACACGCTGAAGGAAATACTACTGAAGCAATAGGCAATAATTCACACGCTTCTGGTGAAAATACTATTGCTGGCAGTGATAATCAGTTTGTAATAGGTAGATATAATCTTAATGACATAAATAACCTATTTGAAATAGGAAATGGTACTTCTACTGAGAGAAAAAACATATTTACTGTTGGCAAAGACGGTTCCCTTAATATAAATGGTAAGCCGTTTTCAATGGAAGATGTAGCCGATAGCACTGCTCTTGATTCTAAAATAAATGCAGGTTTCTTTAAAGTAGGTTTTAGGTATGGTTTAGGTGATGGCGATAATGAATATGGTCAGGTAGTGACTATTCCTTATATTGGCTCGGCTCCTAATTATAATCCATATTCGGCACAAATATTCTTCCCTAATGGTGATAGTGGCTCTAATAAAAATAATTTTTGGTATAGAACTTGCCAAGGCAAATCAAATGGACAACCAAATTGGAACGCTTGGGTAAAAGTCACGCCAAAGAGTTATGCTAAATTGACTGATATAACTGTTAAAAGCATTTCTGCTGGAGATAGTGCAATAAGTCCAGATAGTAGTGGAAATGTAAATATACCTTTTGCTTCAACTAGCAATCCTGGCGTAGTCAAAGACTTCGGTTCTAATTATGGTATTAGTATTGTTTCTTCTTCTGGTCGTATGTATTTAAATGCACCAACAGACGCCCAAATAACAGCAAGAAATCAACAATTTGCTATTACTGCTAATAAGTTAGATGTTGCTGTAAAGGCCGCTATGTGTGATGGCGTTGGTGCTTCGTGGACAGACGCAGAAAAAGTGGCAGCTAGAGCAAGACTTGGTATTATTGAAAATGATACAAAAGAAGGCACTGCTAATCCAACAACTTCTACTGTTGCAGATTATATCGGTCAATTATATTACAATACAAGCAAGAAATATTGGTTTATATGTGCCGATATTACTTCTGATGGTGCTACTCCACCAACTTATACTTATAACTGGAAAAGAATTTATCTTGAGGGATTAACTTCGGGTATCGTAATAGGAAATCCAAGAACAGAACAAGAAGGTACTATTAATATTGGAGAAGGTAAAACACCATCATCAGGAACAGGCGGTAGATGGTCTACCTGTGTTGGTTATGCTAATTCTTGTAGAAGTAATTATGGTTTAGCTCTTGGTGGTTCAGTAGGTGCTAATGCACAAGGAGCAATACAACTAGGTGCAGGTACTAATGACACACCAAGTACATTTAGTGTAGGTTTTCAAGGTGGTAGTAATTATCAAATGCTTGACGCAGATGGTAAAATACCATCTGATAGATTACCAAAAGCAACAGGTGGTGGTAGTTATCCAGCAGGAACTTTTGGTGTAGTAAATTCTATCACTGGTTGGACAAGTGGAATTACGGTTGATAATGGTTTAATTAGTTTATTTAATACAACAGACGCACAAATAAGAGATAGAGCAAGTCAATCTGCATATAATTCTGCCATAAGAGTTCAAAAACTAGATTATGCAGTAAAAGCAGCAATGTGTGATGGTACAGGAGCAGCTTGGACAACAGCAGAACAACAAGCTGCACAACAAAGAATTGGTTTAACCCAAGAAACATATAATGAAAAAATTACAACTGATAGATTTAATGTAATTGACGACCCAGTATCTTGTTCTATAAAGACTAAATTAAATGCACAAAGAACTAGAGTAAGATTATTCGTAGGCAAGGAAAACTATTATCCATTCCCTTATTATGATAGTTCTAAGACAATGAACGGTGTCACTTGGACTGTAAATGCTGATGGCACCGTGACAGCCAATGGTACTGCAACGGCAGACAGTATATTCACACTTTATTATACTGCAACCGAAGCAACTCCTAGCTGGTTGCACGACGGTTGTAAATGGTATCTCAAGGCTTGTGATGGTGGTAGTGCTACTACTTATTATGCAAAGCATGTAGCTTCTGGTGCTGTACAAACGAATGACCCAATAAATATGTTTAATACAGTTTCGCCTAGAGTTGACTTATATATAGCGTCAGGTTATACAGCAGAAAATGTAGTATTTAGCCCACGAGTCACTTGCGACCCTACTTGTGAATTTAGCCCACTTGGCAAATTATATGAAGCGACTATTACTACTTCAGATACAGAATATGAGTGGTCTAATATAACTATTGAAAAAGGTGATATTGTCTTACCACAATTAGGTGATTATCTAATAACTGATACTACTTATAAAGGTTCTAAAGTAGGTGGCGAGCAATGGAGATATAAAAACTTATCTGCTTTCGGTACTTCTATAACAGACCAAGGAAATAGCCCGAATGCACACGACCCTAATGGCGACCCAACGGGGAAATATTTGCCTTATCTAATTGAAAATGGTCAATTCGCACCATTGAATCATTTACCTAGCCAAGCTGGTGATATTGATAGAACAAAATCAACTAACTTCGGTATTGCTGGTGGTGGTCTAAACGGTCAGATACTCTACTATATAAGATATTATCTAAAAGATAATGTCAATAAAGGTAAAAGAGGTGATAACTGTGATTTAGTGACAATAGAAGGTAGCGTAAACGATTTCTATAACGCTTGTCCATTAGGTCAAGTTGGCGATACAGTGCCATACACACACAACTTGTTGCCAGATTCAACTGCTGATGGGACATTCGCTGGTGCGTGTTATTGTTGCTTTACTGAAGCTATCCAAAATGCGCCGAGAGCAACAGTAGTATTTATTACAGATTCTACTGGTAAAAATGTTTCAGGTGGACAAGATTTCTCTTGGGGTAGGACTAACAGTGCAGGCCTAAAACAGATAGACTATATCAATATGGCAAAAGCGGTAGCTAAATATGTAGGAATTCCAGTTATTGACGCAGGGCAAGACAGTAGTATAAACAATGCTAACCCACAATATTTAGTAGACCACATACACCATACTTATCTTGGTGGTAAGCAATATGCGGACGCAATATGGGAGCAATTGAAGAATATTCAAAATAAAACACTCTTTGTTTAAGAGATAAATTAAAAACCTGTGGAAAACTCTGCAGGTTTTTTGTATTTTTTTGTAAAAAACCTATTGACTTTATACAAATGCTTATATATAATTAAAATATATATAAACGAAAGCATATGAAAGGAAAAAGGGTATGCAAATACAAGTAAAAGATAAATCTAAAAACGGCGAAGTTTGGGTTAAAAACTTCAACGCACAACGCAAAGTAGAACGCCAATTAAACGAAATACTTGCGAGAATTAGAGAAACAAATAACGAATTGAGGAGCGTTGTCAATGAGTAAAATAAAAGATTACGCAGAAGAATTATACGGTGAGGACTGGGAGTGTGCATTAGAAGATTATTATTCATTAAGATATAGCGAAAGGAGTTAAGATGTTTGGACGAGAAGAATATGGCGAACCTTATGATTACGAAGATAGACCAGAATATTGGGCTTTAAGGGAACAAGAAGAAAGATATATTGAAGAACAAATAGAAGAAAGGGCAAGAAATGAAGCTAGAGTTTAGAAAATTACGAGCAGACGAAATTGACTGCCGTATCGGGCAAATCAAAGAAAATGGTCTTAGTTTATTACTATACAAAGACGCAAGGTGTGATATGAATGTCCTAGACGAAACCGTAGGCGCTATGAATTGGAAGCGAGAGCATACAAGAGATAATAAGAATTGCATTGTAAGTATATATGACGAAGATAAAAATGAATGGGTGAGCAAAGAAGATACAGGTTCTGAAAGCAACACTGAGGCAGAAAAAGGATTAGCCAGTGATAGTTTTAAGCGTGCCTGTGTCAACTGGGGAATTGGTAGAGAGTTATATACTGCACCGTTCATTTGGATTAAAGCAGGCGACGCTAACATAACTAATTATGGTGGTAAGTTTAGATGTAATGACGGATTCAGCGTAGCAAAATTAACTTATAAAAAGAATGGCGATATTGACGGACTAGCAATTAGAAACGATAAAACTGGAGCCGTAGTATTCGCTAAAATGCCAAAGGAGCGTAGCAATGAGTAGTTTTAGAGAACGCTTCGGCAATTTAACAGTAGAACAAGTAAAAGAATTAAACGAGGCCGCTAAATGGTATTGCGACCACGAAATAACAAGCGAAAGTGAGGAAAATTAAAATGGCACGACCAAAAGCAAATACAAAAGCAGGGAAAATCGCTAATGATAAATGGCGTAAGACAATGACAGAGCGATATGGCTCTATAACAGAAAAAATGAAACAAACAGGGCGTATTGGTGGATTAAATGGCAAAGGCCCAGACTATAAAGGTGGCTTCGCAGCTGACAATGAAAGAGCAAAGATTGCCGGTGCCAAAGGTGGCTCAATATCACGCCGAAAATCTAAATATTACCAATTATTTGAAGAAAATCGTAGTGCTATTGAAGCGACACTTAGAAGCACGGCAACAGCAAAAGATTTAGCTGAATCTTTAGGTGTACCTTATACAAGTCTATTGAATTATATTAAAAAATATGTTTATGATAAATAAGGAGATACTATGTTTAAGAAAAAGAAACACATTGTAGAGGACCCAGTAGAACAAAGGTTTGATTCTATGATGGAACTTATAAAAGATTTGCCAAGAGCAGATTACAATAGATTAAAAGACGCAATGGATTTAGGTTATAATGCTTATCAAAAAGTTAGAAATGTAAAGACGGTGGACGAGAAAGAATATGACGATATTTTACAAGCTGAAAAGGTATTAGCAAAGGAATAAAATGACACACGAAGAAATGACACAGCTTAAAGAACTAAAATCTTGCGATTATAAGCATTGTTCTAAAAAGGGTGGCATTTACATTGGTGATTTTATGGATTATAGCAACGATTGGCTCGCAGATAGAGAACCAAACGAGCCGACAGTGCCAATATTCGTATGCGAAAAGCACGCAAAAAAGATATTCAAATTATTAGGTGTAAACGAGGATTTATTATGATTATAATTAAAAGCCCAAGATATAGAGATAGGTCTGTATTATTAGCAAGGTATAAATTGCCTTGTGGACAGGATGTAAAAGTAAAAATTACAGAGGGCGCGTATAAAGGTGTTTATAATGTGCCGAATCAAGTAATAATAAACAGCCCGATAGAGGGAATGGAAACAAAACAAGGTAAAATAATAGCAATGCGAGCGATACCGCTTGATGCTATGGAAAGGGTAGAGTAATGAAACTTAGAAACAAGAAAACTGGGGAGATAGTGGATGATGGTTATGTGAGAGAAACTCATGATTTTCAGTTTGATGGTCAAAAACATATTTTGGCGGTGTTCAAAGGCAATGGACATAGACCACCAGAAAGGGTTTCTGGGGCTTATAAAACTCTCGCCGAACTTAACGAGGAATGGGAAGATTACGAAGAACCGAAAGAATATTGGTTTATAAACTCTTGTGGTGCAGTAGAAGCACACACCGAAGAAGAGCAACTAGCTGTGGCAGATATGCACAAACAATTCGGCAACTACTTTGAAACTGAAGAAGAAGCCGAGAAAGCTGTGGAAAAGCTCGAAGCTTGGAAACGGCTGAAAGATAAAGGGTTTAGGTTTGGAGACTATGATGTTGCTCATGATAAAGATAGATGTTTCTGCGGGCAAGTGTTCTTCAAGGGTGGGCCGTTTTGGTTTGATATTAAAACAGACCTAGACTTGCTTTTCGGGGGTGAAGAATAATGTTTGGTGGAGTTATAGCAGCAATATCATCTATGTTTATGGATGAAGACGATAATGATGAAGGAGATGAAGAATGAAGCTAACTTTTGAATATGGCAAACAAAAGTTTACGGCAGATTTATCTGATTCACGCAAAAATGCAAAATTAGCACTTAATTTAGCGTGGGATTTAGTCGATGACAAGACCAAACTTATATTTATGCCTGATTTTAGTAGTAAGAATAAACCAACGGCAATATTTAACTACCCGAAGGATAATATATGATTAAACAAGACCTACAACGCTGGTTTAATGCTCTCTCGCTAGACGATAGGTTGCAAGTACAAAAGTTTGTGTTAATATTGTATTATGTAGGAGATATACAAAATGAATGATAATAACACCACAAAGCAGGAGTTAGTCAAGAAAGAAAAAACATTGCGTGGTGGAGTGCCAATAAACAAAGCTACTCAATTCGGTGGCCCTAGAGCTAACCCAAGACACAATGGTGCGTGGAAAAAAGAGGACACTTTACGCTATAAGTGGGAACGCATTTTGGAGATGGCAGATGAGGAGCTACACGAAGTTCTTAAAGACCCAAAGTGCGGAAGAGTAGAGAAAATGACAGCAGAGGTTTTGCTTGATAATGAAATGAAATCAACCGAGAAAATAGCAGTATTGGACAAACTAGCTACGCAGATTTATGGACAACCAAAGCAAAAGATTGAATCTGTGATTACAGCACCGAAGCCACTTGTAGATTTAACAGAACGCACTAAAAATGGCGAATAGTGTGATATAATAAAAATACCAACAGAGCGAAAAACCACCTAAAACTGCGAGGGTGGTTTTTTGTGTTATAATGAGATTATGGCTAAAGTAAGTCTTATAATACCAGTTTACAATAAATCACAATTCTTAAACCGTTGCTTAGATAGCGTAGCTAATCAAACAGAGCAAGATGTACAAGTTATTCTAATTGACGACGGCTCTACTGATGGTAGTAAAGACATATGTAAGAAATACGCTAAGAAATATGGCTGGGAGTTTTATAAGACTAAACATCAAGGCGTGTCAGAAGCACGCAATTTCGGTTTAGATAAAGCCACTTGCGAATATGTGGCATTTTTAGACGCAGACGACGCATTGACAGAGGACGCAATAGATGTAATGACACGCATATCTAGGCACGGTTATAATATCTACCAATTCGGGCAGATAAGATATAAGGGCGATGAAAACTCAATAAGCACTCGTTATTGTGCGTTAAAAGGCAACTATTCTTTAGACAATATACCTAAATATTGGGTAATGGTATGGAACAAACTTTACAAGCGTAGTTTTATAAATAGGCATAAGATACGCTTTGATAAGACTATGACCTTTGGCGAGGACGAAATGTTTAATGCGAGGTGTGTGCTTGCTAATGGTGGTTTATATCACGCACCCCAAACGCTTGTTAAGCATTTTCTAGACGACAAAAACTCTATATGCCGTGGTGGTATGTGCCACGATTATTTAGATGGGCTTTCTAACGCTCTGATAGCCTTAGCCAAGAGGCAAAAAGACCCACGCAAGGCATTATGGCTAGAGCGTGTAAGGCAAAGACATTTAAACTCTAAATTGTTTCAGAATTATGAAGTAAAAGAGATAATACCACGCAAACCCAATGGGCATTATGATATAGTTTACTTTTTGAAGAATAGTCCTACTAATGAGGAACTTAGATATAGTTTAAGGTCTGTGGAACAAAACTTTCAATATCACGAAGTATGGTTTTACGGTGGTTGCCCTAATGGATTAAAGCCAGACCATCATATAAACGCTCGGCAACTAGCTTTAAGTAAATGGCAGAGGGTTAGAGATATGCTTTACCAAGCGTGTAAAAATGACAACATTACAGAGAACTTTTGGCTATTCAATGACGATTTCTTTATCTTAAAACCTAAAAAAGAAACAATGCCAGTGCAATATAACAAAACACTAGAGGAACGAATTGAGAAAATAGAGAAACGAAATAACGACCAACCTAATGAATATACTAGAAGATTAAGGCACTTGGTAGAAACGCTTAAAAAAGCAGGCAAACCTACTAAGGATTATGCAGTGCATAAGCCAATGCTAATAAACCGTAAGAAAATGTTAGAAGTGTTAGACAAATTCCCAGACGAACCAATGAGCAGAGCCTTATATGGTAATTATTATGAATTAGGTGGCGTGAGCAAGCACGATATGAAAATACAGCTCGTAAATTATAATAAGATGTCTGAAGTTATGCGACAATGGGATTTTCTTAGCACCTCAGACGAGAGCTTTGAAAAAGGAACAGCAGGACGATATATAAAGGATAAGTTTATAATAAAAAGCCGTTTTGAGTTATAATAAAATAAAGGAGTAAAAATGCCAGTACACGCAGTTAGAAGTGCAGGGGGGAAAATAATCGGTTGGCAATTCGGCCAAACGGGTAAAATATACAAAACAAAACAAGAAGCTGAGGAACAAGAACGAGCTATAAGGGCTTCGGGCTGGAGTGGTGATAATGCCGATAGCATTGACAACTGGAACTAAGAAGATAAAGGAAGCAATACTTGAGCCGACTTTCTATAAGGTTATACAGGGTGGTGCGTCTGCTTCTAAGACTTTTTCGATAATGATTTTACTTATAGGATATGCAGAAAGCTACCCTAATTCGCTTATAACGGTTGCTGGTATGACTTATAACCACCTTGCAACTGGCACAATGCGTGATTTTAAGAAGATTATGCAGGAAACAAATAGATGGGACGACGCTAATTTTAACAAATCAAGTAAAATATACAATTTTGATAATGGCTCGCAAATAGAGTTTTTATCTACTGACAATATGACATCAAGAGGCCCAAGGCGTGATGTATTATTTGTAAATGAGGCTAATGGTATAACTTATGAAACCTTTGACCAACTCGCAACTCGTACCCGTGATTTTGTAATCCTAGACTACAACCCTAGCGCTAAGTTCTGGGCGCATGAGGAGCTTGTGGAAAAGAAACCAGATAAGACTAGCTTTCTATGCCTTACCTATTTAGACAATGAGGCATTAAGTAAACAAGAGCGTGAGAATATAGAGAGCAGGAAACCTAAAGAGGGTGAAGAACCGAGCAACTGGTGGACGGTTTATGGTTTAGGTCAAATCGGTGTATTAGAGGGAAATATTTATTCGTCGTGGCTAGAAGCAAGTGAGGAAGAAATTAAACAGAATGGGAAACTTGTGCGTTATGGTTTAGATTTTGGTTTTGGACATCCAACAGCTATGACTGCCATATATGAAAATGAAGATGGTTCGTTAGGCATAATAGAAGAAATATATGAACAAGGCATATTAAGTTCACAATACCCAGAATTATTAAAGTCGTACAATATAGACCCGAATGTACTTATCGTGGCTGATAGTGCTAGACCAGAAATAATCAGCGACATTAAGAATGCTGGGTTTAGGATTATACAAGCCAATAAGGACAGTGGAAGTGTAATGCGTGGTATAAGTCGGGTCCAAGAACGACAAATATATTATTGTGGGAGAAATCTCAAAAAAGAATATTTATCTTATGCGTGGCGTAAAAAGCGTTCTACTGGTGAAACCATTTACGAGCCAGAAAAAAGTGACGATGATTTAATGGATAGTTTGAGATATGCTATTGATGATTTGAAAAAACATAGGATTGAATTTTAATACCATTGTATGGTATAATAAGATATATGAAAGTTATAATTATAAGCAACACCAAGCAACAATTCAATGGTAAAAATTATTGGAAAGATATAAGCACGGGGTATTATAAAAACGCTCAGACAAAACCGCACTCTTTACATCGTGCAGTTTGGGAGTACCATAATGGTAAAATACCAGACGGATTGACCATAGACCATATTGATAGAAACAAAGATAACAATGAAATAGAAAATTTAAGATTAGCAACTTACTCCGAAAATATAAGAAATATTGATGATGAAGTTTTAGAAAAAAAACGTGCTCATATAAATAATATTAGAGAATTAGCAAAAGAATGGCATAAGTCGGAAGAAGGCAGAAAATGGCATAGCGAAATGGCTAAAAAAAGTTACGAAAAAAGACAGCCCAGAGTATTGGTTTGTGCTCATTGTGGAAAAGAATTTATGACAACTCAATACAGCAAAAAAACTAGGTTTTGTGGGCAAAATTGCAGGATGAAAGCTCGCAGGCGTAGATTAGCAGGCTTACCAGAAAATACTGAAAAAATATAAAAACCTATTGACTTTTTATAACACTTGTGCTAATATAGATACATAAACAAGGAAAAATAAAAATGAAAACAAAAATAATAATCGCCACAATACTAGCTATAATTGCCATAGCTTTTTATAATCACCACAAAGATACAGAGCGTGCATTATATGCACAAACTAATAACTGTACTTGGACTATTCAAAGCTCACACGATATATGTAAGTGATTGCGATATTGCTTAAAATATGCTATGATGTAAGTAGCTAAATAGGAGCAAAGAGCAATGCTACACTTTAATGGGTTAGAGCCAATAGACTTTAAAGGTCATATGTGCGAACCGAAAATAGACGCAGAAAAGAAATTGCGTCTTGCGAATATCAGTTTTGATACGGCAGAAAAAACCAGAGAGGCAGACGACATTTTAGCGTCTTGTTTTGAGGAAGATTTTGCTAAATCATTTATTAGAGAGAAATTAAGCGTTGACGATAAAGTCGTGCTTAAAACTTATCTCACAAGTGGTGAAACTGGTCTTAATCGTTTATCTAAAGCAACAGATGGTGCGATAGAGCAATACATCACTAGAGCATTGGGGGAAATAAATGACTAAGGAAATAATTTGCGTATTCCAAGACTGCCCAATGTGTGGCGATAAAGGTAAGAAGCTCAAGAAATTTATTTTAGATAATAAACTTAATGTGCGTAAAGTTAGTTTTGCTTCACCAGAGGGAAAAGAACTCTGTTATCAGGCAGTATTTGTGAATGGCATAAAAACTATGCCATTTTTTACTGATGGCAAAAGATTTGCTGAAAGAATAGAGGAATTTACTTATCCTCGTAAAGAAAGTGTGGAAAAGCCAAAAAAGACTTCCACGAAAAAGAAAAAAGCGAAGAAAGAGGTAGAAAATGAATCTATTTGAAAGACTTAAAGACGCAACACGCCGAAGAAAAAGTCGCAACTTCGCACAAGAGTTAAGCAATCAGTTTTTTCACAGTCCGATATGTTCTGATTATGAGAATCTATTTGCACAAGTAAGACCACTAATTGACGCTATGAAATGTGTAATGCCTTATGGTGTCACCGATAGAGGAACTAAATTGCCAGAAGCAAGAACACCAGAACTTGCGTGGCTTCGTAATCCTAATGACGATATGGGTTGGTCTGAATTTGCTGATTTAATGTTTGCCACTTGGCTCACAGAGGACGAGCTAGATATTCATGTATGGCGTAATAAAAATGATAAGATTATGGGCTATACTGTAATACCACCAGAATGTCGTATTTATCTTGGTTATGGACAATGGGAGTGGCAAGTAATGACTACCGAGGGCGTGGAAGTATTAGACGAAAACCAAGTAATGCGACTTAGGTTTTCACGAAGCCCAAGAGATATTCAGAGAGGTGTTTCACCAGCTTCGGCAGTAAGAGTATGGGCACAAATTGACGACTTAATCGCTCAATACCAGCGTGCTTATTTTGAAAACGGTGCTATACCAGCAACAATAACCTTTATAACAGCTAGCACACAAGAAAGATATGAAGCAACTAGGCGAGAGCTTGAGAACCATCTCAAAGGTGCTAGAAATCGCAATAAGACGGTATATGCGTGGCGACAATTTGATAATGATAGTGGACAGAGCGTAGACCAAGTAGAAGTAAAGACAATACAAGGTAATAACTCTACCTTAGCAATTCGTGATATTGTAGATATTGTAAATGATAGGCTAAATAAAGCCGTTGGTGTTTCTAACTTTATTTTAGGTGACGATTCAAGTGCTAAATATGACAATGCTGAGTTATCAGACCACCAATTCACAAAGCGTAGAGTTTACCCAGCGTTGGTTAGCTTCTGGAATCAATTCCAACACGAATTAGACCGTTTAACTGGTGGCTTAGGTTATGGTATTAGCTTTGACCTTGATATTCCAGAATTAACAGAGCGTGAAAAGGCAAAAGCTGAAATCGCACGCATTAGAGGTGAAGCATTAGTAAATCTTATTAGTGCAGGTGCTTCTGGTCCTGCCGCCATCAAGGCATTAGAGTTGCCAGAAACTTGGTTGCCGGCCGCCGACGGTATTTATTCAAGAAGCCTAGCAGGTGATTTACTATCACCAATTTCAATAGACTATGAAAAACCAAAAGCAATAGAATCTACGGTGGATAAAAAGGGGGACGAGAGTAAACCTACACTCCCTTTAGAAAAACATTGCACTTGTAATCACAGTTTAGATAAACTTCCATCAATGAGCAAGGAAGAACAAGAACTTTATAATGTTTTAATTAAACTTGGCAATGATTTAATCAAATCTCAAGGTGAAGATGTTGCTTTAGACGAAATAATAGCACAAATGACCGATATAATGAAAAAAGACGCTATTGGTGGTGCTAAACAAGGTGCAAAAGCAATACAATTATTGTCAAATAAGGAAATTGCTAGTGAAATATTGGCAAATTTAAAGCAAAATAAGGTAAATATTAGTGAATCTTTAACACAAAGATTAACTTCTAGAGCGAACATATTGGCAAAAGGTTATGCAGAATATGCACAAAAACAGATATTAGAAACCTTGACAGCTTCAGAAGAACTTAGTGCAAGTGAAATAAAGACGAGATTAGCTCAGGTATTGCCACGAAGTAAGGCAGAACTTATCGCTAGAAACGAAACTGTATATGCAATTAAGAGTGGCCGTTTAGAACAAGACGAAGCATTAGCTGAAAAATATGGCTTATCTGTAAAACTTGTATGGCGAACTTCTGGTGATAGTGATGTTTGTGATGTCTGTGCCGCTATGGAAGGCGAAACAGTAGACCTAGGGAAAGCCTTTGCAGATACAGCTAAAACAGCAGATGGTGAAATAGTAGGTTGGGAACACTCAAGCTGGAACGATAATGGCCGAATTCCAGACGCTCACCCTAATTGTAGATGTTATTTTGACGAGGTGTTAGTATGAGTGCAATAAAGATTAGATGTCCAAAATGTGGGTGGATTTTAGGCGATACAGATAAGAGTGTAGATTGTACTATAAACTGCCCTAAATGTAATGCTGTAAAAGTAAAAATGAAAGTGGCAACTTTTGCCGAATACGATAATTTAATAAGAAAGGAAAAAACAAATGACTAATCCAGACAATGCGATTGGTACAAACGCCGCCTACAGTGGTAGAACTTCGGTAAAAGCGTTTAATGATGTTTTATCTGCTTTTACTCCTGGTATAGTATCAGGGTGGAATTGCCAAGTAGATAGCGGTTTAACTGTAAATCTTGGTGGTAGTGGCTATATTAGAGATGTTGCTATTGCTGAAGATAATGCAGGCAATAAAACTTCAATTAACAATATAAATGCTGGAACTGAAGTAGCAGTGACCTTAGATTCTGCGCCATCTTCTGATTCTCGCATAGACGCTATTGTTGCTTATGTAGATAATCCACCACAAGGCGTAGCAACAACGGCAGACAACCCAGGAACTTGTGGAATTATAGCCGTAAGTGGAACAGTATCAGCAGACCCAGTAGCACCAAATGAATCAGCAATTAGAACTGCTATTAGCCTAGATGGTGCGTCTGGAACGACTGCTTATTATGTAGTATTAGCAACAGTATTAGTGCCAACAGGAACAACCGATTTAATTCCTGGTTATATAACACAAGGTGACCAAGCTGTTTTAACTACACTTAGCTCGGCGGCCAATATCACAATGACGACAACAGACCCAGGTGAGGGGGTAGATTTAGCACCAAATGAGTTTATTGGCGTATATAGTAATGTTGTAGAGGACCCACTAAATTTTAATTATTCCTTAGCGGAGATAAATACTGGCACGAAGTGGATTGACGGCAAAACTATTTATAAGAAAACGATAGACTTCGGAGCATTGCCTAATGCTACAAGAAAGGCTGTTGCTCATAATATTTCTAATATTTCTCTGATAATCAAAATGGAAGGTTTTTTCCATAATGGAACTATATGTTCAAATATACCACAAAACTTTAGTGGCAACTCTAATATGTATAATGGTAATGTACTTACAGCAATAGCAGACAGTACTGATATTAGAATAGACTGTTCTACGAATATGTCGTCACAAACAGCTTATGTCACACTTTATTATACTAAAACATCTTAAGGAGAACTAAATGGCAAGAGTAGCAGTAGCAAATACAAGCACATATATTCAAGGCTCAGTTGACTATTATGCCTATGTTTCTGGTTCCAATATTGTTGTAGATGTTTATTTTGCAATGCGAAGAACTAACTCATATAGTGGTAATACATATAGTTCTACTGCCACGCCTTCTATTATGATTTCAGGTTCTCAAACTTGGAACTATACAGGAAGTCCTGGCATAACAGTTTATGGTGGACAACAAGATGTATGGCAAGGTATATATCAAGCTTCTAGGACTTATGCTTCATCAGCGGGCGGTTCTACAATCTATGTAGGTTGGAAAGTAGATAATGATAACTCTGGTTATTTAGGTGGCTCAGGAGTAGCCGCTATTACTTTACCAACGGCTAATACTCCACCAACTGGGTTATCAACTAGTAATACAATAAAAGGGGTAGAGAGTGTCACTTCGACAGTATCAATTACTGGTTGGGGTATAGGTAGTGGTACTAAATATAAAGAATTACAGGTTTGGACTTATTCTAGTTCTGGGTTAGTGACTCCTAGACGCTATAGTGGACTCCCAGGAGATTCTTTATCCAGTGATATAACTGTGGATAATTCTTCCCTAGGCGGCGATTTGGTTATAAGAGGGAATACGCCATATGTCTTAGGGGTTTATGCTACAAATGGTTCGGCTGATACTGGTTCTCAGAGAGCTGGTGTCTTTACGACACTCGCATATCCACCAAGTATGTCGGCAACATTGTTAGACGATACAAGTGTGCGTATAAATTATGCATTACAAGCAGATGGTGGGAATTATGCAAAGAATGTGCAGTATAGTTTAGATAATGGCAATACTTGGGTGACTGCTGCGACAATAAACACCGGCTCTGCTACTACTGGTAATTTTGTAATAACTGGTTTAGCGCCAAACACTGCATATGTGCTAAAAACAAGAGTTTCTACTCTGGCTGGTGAAACAAATGGTAATGATGTATCTTTTACAACATTAACAGGTATAAACTTCTATGGCCCAGTAAGTAATAAGACTAAATCTATAAATAGATTTTATGCACCAATAAATCGCAAGTCTAAATTAGTGAAAAAACTATATGGACCAGATGAAAACGGTAAATCAGTGCTATTTTACCAAGCATAAGTTGAATATATTTACAAAAATGTTATACTAAAATTAGCATATAATAACGAAAGGTAATGCTATGAAAAATATCAACTTTAAAGCTTTAATACCATTGGTAATAGCTTTAATCGTAGCTGCGATAACGGGTGCGGCTATTAACATAAAAATAGAGGACGAAAAATACACAGCAACAATAGAATATACTAATGTAGAGGTGCCTGCTCTTATTGAAGGCGACCAGGGTGAATATTATGAAGAATATGATATTCCTACGGTTGAAGAAATAGATGGCGGTAAGTTCGAGGATGCAACTACTGGTGTATCAGCAACCGAGGGTGAATATTTTGATTTAGGTTGGGCTGAATGGTATAACACTTCAAGTCCAGAAGCGTTCAAAAATGACACCATTGGCAAGTGCATTTATGCTAATAATTATTACGGCGCACAATGCGTTAGCTTAGCTCGTGTGTTTTGGTGGAGTTATGCAGACCGTGATGTGTCCACTTGTGGTACTGGTATGGCAAAAGGCATGATGAATTGTGCGGAACAAAATGCTGGGGACGATTTTGATATTTACTGGGCAGATTCTGCTTGGGACATTCAAGCTGGCGACTGGCTAATCTTTGATGGTGGACAATATGGGCATGTAGGTATGGCTCTAGGTCCAGTATCTTATGGCTATGTTGCTTTACTCGGTGAAAATCAAGGTGGTAAAGCCTGTACTGGTGGTGGTGCCGCTACGAACATTATCAATATCAATATTAAGAATCTAATTGGTTTCTATCGCCCTAAGGCTTATGTAAAGCCTGAGCCAACTCCAGAACCGACACCAGAACCAACTGAAGATTCTTATACAGTTAAAAAAGGTGATACATTAGGTGGTATTGCTCGCAAATTAGGCTGGTACACTGGTAAAGAATTGTTCGGCGATAATGGCTATGCTCAGAAATTAGCTGAATTCAATGGCATTAAGAATCGTGGTTTAATTTATCCAGGCCAAATTATTTACAAAAAATAAAATATGATATAATGGTAATGTCCACCATTTAAGACATACTCTATTAAGTGGAAAAAGAGCTTGTGACCGGCTCTTTTTTCTAGTCTTTTCAAAACATTAAAAGTATGCTATGATATAGGTATGAAATTCTATGACGCTCAAGTGTTAAAAGACGCTAAAAGCTCAGAGGAGCGTCGGTTTAGGAATATCCTTGCAAATTCAGGACAGATTATGGAATCAGGTGAAATCCGTGATTTAGATAATCTATATGTTATGGGTAGGGACGGTAAACCGATAGCGGTTAAAACACTTAATACCAACCCAGATAAACAAACTGAAGAATATACCGTAAAAGCACAAGCTGACCACGGCGAAATTAAAGACGGCGAATTAGTAGATACTATCGAAAAGCAATTTGGCTCGTGTAAAGTATGGCTTGAATCTGATGGTTTACACGCAAGGATGTATTTTGCTAATGACGACCATTTAGCAGACCACGCTTGGGCAATATCAGAAGACGCTAGCTATTCTACTGGCATTGACTGGTACCCAGATGGCTATTACGGCGTAGGATTAGATATAAAAGAACCTATCGGGATTTTGCGGGAAATCTCAATGGTATTGACTGGAAATGACCCGCGAGCTAAAACTATTGACCATAAAGAGGTGGAAGCAACTAGGGCTAAGGGTAGCGAGGTTGAAGAAACTGAAGATGGTAAAACAACTAACGAAAACGGAGAATCTGAGATGGAAAAAACTCAAGACGAACTCACTCCGAAAGAAAACACCGTAATGAAGCAAAAACTTGCTGAAGATTTGGTGGAAAAGGTTGCTGAAGTTGTTGACGAATTTACAACTGATGTACCAGAGAGTGAAGTCCAGCCAACGGCTCGTGAAGAAGAAGCAAAAGACGCTGAGCCAGAGGTAGAGGAATCTAAAGATTCCGAGGAAGCTGAAGTCGCTGAGCCTGCACCTGCAGAAACTCACGATACAGTTGTCCATAATATTAACATTAACTTTAGGGATAGAGCTGTGAAAAACGAAACTCCTGTTGTGTCGAAAGATGCTAAAGCAGAATCCAAGAAAGCTCGCTACAATGCAATCCGCGACGCTCTTAAGGCTTCTAACTTTAAGTTCGACCAAAAATTCAATTCTGTATTGGAGAGCAAAGACGCTATCACTGGTCTTGGCACTCCTCTTAACATCACCAATATGTTTACTGAAGCTATGGAACACAATGATGGTATCCTTAGCTACATCTATCATATCGGTGGCACCAATGGCCGTGGCCTACGCAACAATGCCTTAGCTGGCACTGCTGATTATGGCAACGAGGCTGCTGGTTTCAAAAAAGGTGATACCAAAGCTGACGAAGCTATTGTAAATACTATTCGTGTCGCTTATGACAAAATGATTTACAAGAAACTATCGCTTGACGCTATGGAAATCTACGAGAATCCAGAACTCCTTGAATTCCGCTCTCGTGAATTAGTAGACCAAATCCTACTTTCGATTGAAAGAGCAATCTTTATCGGTGATGGTCGTTCTGCTCCTGCAGGTTCTGAAGCAGACCTTCGTATGTTTGATTCTACAACCAGCACTGGTTTGTTCCCAATCGCTGCAGACTGTGCCGCTCAGAGTGGTTATGGCACGCTTGTAGCTTCTAGCTACACTGTAAACGCTGGCGACAACCTTTATGATGGTGTTGTCGGTGCTCGCCAATGGATTCGTTCTGAAGGCGACCAAATCTTGGTTGTAAAGCCATCTGTATTGACTGGTGCTTTCCAAGCTAAGGTTGGCAACCGCTACCTCATTGAGCCAGGTGCAACTGCTGAGGACATCTTCCGTGTTGCTCGTGTATTTAGCCCAATGTGGATGGAATATGCTGACGACGACGCATACCTCTTAGTCCGCAATGGCTACACCACTACTGGTGAGCGTTCACCTCGTGTGTATCCGTTCTTTGATGTTTCTACTAACCAAAACATCCTATTGAACGAAATGCCAATTGGTGGTACTTTGACTAAGTACAAATCTGCCGCCGCTATCAAAGGCTTAAGTGCTGAAAGCGAAAGCTAATTAGGAGAAAAGAATGTTGACGCAAGAAGATTATCAAATTTTAACTGGACAAGCCGTATGTCTTCCTGACGAAGAATGGGAGCTACTGGTTAATATAGCAATGATACGACTTGCGTCGCTTCTTTGCATTGAGGAATTTCCAGAGTTAGACGACACAAATCAAGACTTAGCTTTATTACTCGCAAACTTTTTGTGTGCTACTCTGAAATTCCAAGGTGCACCAGACACTATTGAATCAAAAAGTGTCAGAAACTTTACAATCAATTTTAAGAGTAGTGCTACCAACGCTTTTGAACAAATCTATTCTCAATATAGGGACATAATTGAAAAATATGATAAATGCCATATTGGTATAACTGTAGAGCGAAACGCTTGGCACTGTTGTGGGAATTACAACAATGGATTTCTCAATTTTTAAAGCATTTCCAAATGCGATAGTATCGGGAGTGTGGGAAATTGGGCAATGCCAACACGGAACGATAGTAGGAAACGAATTTAAGCCTATCGGGCCATTAGATGTAGTTGTTGACGAGGGTTTTAGCTCGTCTATATCTACCACACCAGAAACTTTGCGTTCTGATATGCTTATATATGCTATGCCTAGCCAAATGCCCTCTCTAAACGCAAATACGCTCGTTTCAGGGTATATGATACATAATACGGTAGATAATACATATTTTGAAATTGTGGACGCTGGTATTGGTAAAAATCAGCACACTGGTAATATAGAACACATTGAACTTCTGTTGGTACAAACAGAGGTTGTCAATGAGTAATGTTAGTGTAAAGCTAAACTATTCTAAAATATCAGGTATTAGCAAAGACGCTATGCGTAGCTTAATGAAATTAGGTTATGATATAGCTTCACAAGCAAGAAGAAATGCACCATATCAGACTGGTGCTTTACGCAATACAATTAGAGTAGAAGAAACTAACTCAACAACAGTAGAAGTAATTGCTGGTGGCTCATTCGGTGGTAAATCGGTACCTTATGCGTATAAGCGTGAAGAAGGTCCGAATAAAAACCCAGCAACAGAACACTATATGGAAAACGCACAAAAGCTAATTATGAGTGGCAATTATATGCAAAAATACTTCGGAGATATTACTAAATGATAACCCTAGCTTTATTACAACAGATGGTTGAAGATAATGTGGCTGACCTTGTTATTGACCAAAATTGCTTTTGGGAACAAGCACCATTGCAAAAAGACGGCAACCCTGCTTCTGGTGTATGGCTAGTGACTAGAGGTGGTAATGCTTCTAATTCTCCGAAAGGTCTAAACCTACGCTCCACGGTGGATTTTTATGTAGCTTTTGCAAATAAGCCTAAAGCTGAAGCCGTACACCAACAGATATTAGAGTGGCTTATAAAAAATCCGTCTATATGTGATTTGTTTGGAAGTGTTGGTGGCACTACATACTCGTTTTCAAATATTCGTGTGCGTCCTACGACTACCCCACAGAATTATATGATTACAGAAAATAATTTGGTTGTAAAAATAGCAAGTGCAGAAATAATATACGATATAAACTAAGAAAGGACGAAAAATGGCAATTCAAAATATCACGCAACTTCGCCGAGTAGTATTCCGCAAATGGGACGCTACTGACAATGCGTGGAGTGTATTCACTCTTGAAGCTGACGACCTTGGGCAAGATACCGTTATGACGCTCAATGTAGCGCCTCGCAAAAGAAGTCGTGCTTCTAGCCTTGGAACAAGTGAAACCGCTATCTCTGGAACTTTTGACTCGTTCTCAGGTTCTATCACTTTCTTGATGGATACCTTTAAGAATCTAGGTCAAGCAATTCAGAAATGGAACGCCGCCACTTATGCTGGTGCAACTGCAACGGCTGGTAATATCCTTTGGGACGGAACTGATATTTGTGCCGAGGGTGATTATATGTCCGTAGTAGCTCAAGGTTTATGTGACGACGGTTCTTCGGTAGATGTAGAACTTACTCGTTGCGTGCCTAGTGTTGACGACGATATTGAAATTGGAACTGGTGATACTCCAACTATCACTTTGAACCTAAACCCAATTATCTACAACTCAGCACTACATTCCTCTGATGGATACCCACAATACTCAGTAAGACTTGGTGATTATAACTTAACTACCAAGATGAGGCTAAACGCCACTACTGGTGCTTATGCTTCCACTGGTGAATCCTCCTAGGAGTTAAAATGACGGCGCCTGAACTCACACTTAATAAAGTTAAAGAAACTGCGAGAGTGAAATCTTTTCGGGCGTCGGACTTTTTAACTGACGAGCAAATAGAAGAAGTCCACGACTCAAATATAAAAGGCAAAAAATCTACTGATTTTAATATAATTGACGCATATATTGCTGAAATTATTGCTCGTTTTGGTTATGAAACTTATGTAGCGTGGAAATTTGGCGAAATTGGCGAAGAACAGATGGCTAAATATATACAAGCAGAGCGTGCAAGAGAAGTTAGAAATAGATTATCCATAGAAAGTATTATTTTAGCGTCTGTTGCTGGTGCAAATAACCCTACAAAGGGTGGACATATGCCTAAATCGTTGAAATCTGCTATAAAAATGCTTAAAAATGAAGAAAAACTTGCGAAAGGAGTTAAGTAGTGGCTACTCAAGTTGGCGAAGCCGTAATCAAACTAAGTTTTGACGACAAAGATTCGTCAAGTAAGATTAGTAATTTTGGCTCTAAGGCAGGAAATGTGGCTAAAAATATGGCTAAGGCCTTTACTGTTGCTTTTGCAAGTATGACTACTGCGGCCATTGCGTTTACTAAAAAATCTGTGGACGCTTTTAATGAATCTGAAAAGGCATTAGCTAAACTTAACCAATCGGCTAAAAATCAAAATTGGGTTGAAGGTGCCGTTGACGACTTGAAGGCGTACAACTCTGAATTACAAAATCTAGGTATTATAGAGGACGATATTTATGCCGCCGGCCAAGCACAATTAGGTACATTTGGCTTATCGGCTGAAGCAGTAAAGACATTGACACCAGCTATGGGCGATTTAATTGCCGCTACTTCAGGTTATGAAGCAACGGCTGATAGTGCTACTCAGATGGCTAATTTAATGGGTAAAGTAATGACAGGAAATGTCGGTGCTTTAACTCGTTATGGCGTAACATTAGACGAAAACCAAAAGAAGCTATTGCAGAACGGTGACGAAATGCAAAAGGCAGCCGTCTTATCTGAAGTATTGGCACAGAACTATGGGGATTTTAACAAGGCTTTAGCAGAAACACCACAAGGACAAGTAAAACAATTATCTAATAGTTTTGGCGATTTAAAAGAATCTTTTGGCGCATTTATTGCTGGTAAAGGTGATTTGAGTGATTTCTTTAACCAATTAACTAAAGTTATAAATCAGGCTATTGGTTTAATTACTACATTAGCACCTGATATTATAAATGGAATTGTGCAGTTGGTAAAAGAAGTTAGCAAACAGTTGCCAAGTATTATAGAGCAAATATTGCCAGTTTTAATTGAGGCGTTGAATCAGTTGACATTAGCTTTCTTTGAATTTTTGCCAACCTTTATAGATATACTTACAAACTCAATTCCAATGTTTATAGATGGTTTAATGCAGTTAATGAATTCGCTTGTGGCGGCAATTCCTACAATAATACCTCAGTTAATAACTGCTATTACCAATTTAATTACGACAATGGCAATACAATTAACTAGACCAGATTTTCTAACTCTGATTTTACAGTCTGCTATTACTTTGCTTCTTGAAATTGTAAAAGCATTACCTACAATTCTAACAGCATTAGTAGAAGCATTACCGCAGATTATAACTAATATTGTAGAATTCTTACTAGACCCAGGTAATCTTGCAATGATTATAGACGGAGCAATACAACTATTCTTTGGTATTGTGGCGGCAGTTCCACAGATTCTCGGTGCTTTAATTGGTGCATTTGGAACATTAGTAGGCAATTTATGGGACTGGATTACATCTCGCTTCGGTCAGTTTGCCGCCGACTTTGGTAATTTCGTTGGCGATATTTTCAAGGGTGCGATTAACGGTATGATTTCATTTATTGAGAACTTTATAAACATACCTATTGACCTCTTAAACGGCTTCCTCGATATAATTAACGGTGCCTTTGGTTGGCTCGGTGTGAATATTGGTCATATAGATAGAATACAAATACCAAGACTTGCACAAGGTGGTATTGCAACTTCTGCAACTATTGCTATGATAGGCGAAGAAGGTCAAGAAGCAGTATTGCCACTTGAAAAGAATACTGATAACTGGGCTGGACTTCTTGCACAAACCTTAGCAGTTGAAATGAACGAGCAAGATATTGGAAATACTAGACCAATAAATGTTTATATGACAAACAAAATAAATAATGTGCTTGACGCAGACGAAATCGGTCAAGTAATGATGGAAAGCATAAGGAGGGCTGCCTAATGAATCTCAATGATATAATGACAACTGGTTTTATCTTAGCCTTGTTTAAAAGGGACGACGACGAGAGATTTTTGTTAGGTTCTGGTTATTATGAATTCTTAAAGAAACAAATACACTTTTCTGCCAATGTTTTTAATAACGATATTGTAGAAGTGCAAGGTAATGATGGGGTATTGCTTGCTGGGCAGGTTAGGCGTGCTTCTAAACAGAATTTTGATGGTTATGTTGGCGATTCTACTGTTAGCAAGGCAATGATAGAAGAAAAGCGTAGGGAATTCTTTACTTTCTTCCGTAAAAATCACTATTATACGGTTATTTATGTGTTCCCTGATGGCTCAGCGATACAACGCAAGCGTGGTTTTATTGTTGACGCACCTGAAGTAAAAGAACTTTACCAATTATTCCCAGAATATCATATTGCACTTAATTTTGAGGATGTTAATTATTATACCTATTCAGAAGACGACGAGGGGGAAGAAATTTACGGCAAAAGCGCGAATATTCCTCTAGCTTCTTTAGCAATTCAAGGTGGTTTAATTTGGGACGAGGACGGTGTAGTGTGGGACGCAATAGGTGCAGAGTGGGAAGCAGGCTCTGGTGGTGGTATAACATTTCTTGATAATGAATCCATTGACAATGTTTACCCTGTATTAGAGATTAAAGGCCCGTCAATTGACCCACAAATTGAGAATATCAGCACTGGTACGATTTTCACTTATACTGGCACGATAACTTCTACGCAGACATTAGTTGTAGATATGCTTAATAAGACTGCTAAACTCAATGGCGTCAATGTGCTTAATAATGTTGGTGGACAATGGTTATACCTAAGGCCTGGACAAAATAAAATCGCTTATACGGCTGATAATAATGACGCACCATCAGCAGTGCTTAAGTGGCAAGAGGTAGTAGGATAATGTTAGAATATGCAAAATACGAAGTAAATCTCTATATAAACGGCAACCTAGTAGGCGATTGCCGTTCTTTGGCTCAGAATCTAACTTATACACGCCGTAGAACTAAAATTGGTGCGGATTCAATAGATTTTACGATAAATGATAAACTATTTAATAACTGGTGTTTAGAACGCAACTATACGATAAATGATTTATTGAAGCCATTAGCATTAGAGTGCCGTTTGACAAGAGATGGCGTTTCTGTTGTTGGGGGTTTTCTTGCTACAATGCCAAGTTATGAGCCATTACAAGCAAGTGCTAATTTATCGCTTCATTTTGACGGCTTTTTGAACCTCTTAAATGGTGTATTTATTAGAGATACAATAACTAATTTACCACTTGGCACGATTACTGGTGATATGAATACTTTAATCGTGCAAATGATAACGCTTGCTAATACAGTTTCAAGTAATGCTGGCAAAGGTTATGGATTTGTAGTTGGCCACGCCGATTCAATGGATAGTATTATAAATACATTTGATAACTATAAGACAGTAAAAGAGTGGCTTTGTGATAGGTGCGATAATCAGACTGGTGCTGGGCCTTTTGATATTTATTTTCATGCCGATAAAACATACGATATTTATAAAGAAAAAAACTTTGGCACTAATATAACAGATTGGGTAGCAAACTTCCCAACAATTCTTAATGGCACTTCGGCAACTTCACTAAAAGCACCTGAAATAAGTGGATTTTCAAGTTCTATGCTTGGTGTTGGTGCAGGTGATATATCGCCAATAGCTTCTGAAAATACAGCATTATTTACTACGGTTTCAAATAGCCAAGCAATACATAAATATGGTTATTATGAAACAATGTATCAAGAGAGTAGCATTTCAGTATTAGATACTTTGACTCGTAATATGAACGCAGAACTTGCGATAAACTCAAACCCAGTATGGAAACCTGAAATTACTTTACACGGCAAACAAGTCCACCCTACGCCAAGTGGTGAAAATAAAATCTGGATAGGTGATATAATAACAATCGTAAATACGCTTGATTATACTGGTATGACTAATGGCAAGTTTAGAGTAAATGAGCTAAAGGTCGATATTAGTAATAGTAATGACGAAACAATAACACCTACTCTGGAGCGATATGTTCAATAGATTAGTAAAACAAATAAAAGATTTTAAACGAGAGCTATTGAATATCAAAACGGCTTATGACCGTGGTTTAGGTATGGCTACTTTTTTCTATAATACCGTAGTTTGGTCGCCTAGCACGGCAGGACAACATACCATTAGAATTATTGCTACTTTTCAGAACCCCAATGCTATTGGTATGACACAGATGGGTTTACCAACAGAACAAGGTTTTGTCTTTGGCGCTTTACTATCGCTTAATGCCTACCCAGGTGGAGCTTATATAGATATGACGGCAAGTTGCGACGCACCTGCTGAATTTGTGATTATATCTTCTGAGGGTATGCAGTCTTTAATTGTGACGGAGTTAGTATGATAGATTTATTGACTAAGGAATTATTAGACTTAAAGCAGGAAATACTGAGAATTAAAACTGCGTCGGCAAAATCTGCTATTGGTCTTGGTGCTACTGAAACACCAATTACAGTGACGACACAAACTCTAAATAGTGATAATTATTCTGGGCGAAGTTATATATTGGTGCAGGGGGCAGAGCCGTTTATTGTGCAAGGTTATTTTGACGACGAGCCTAATTTCCAGACAGACCACATATCTTTTATTGAAGCATTATATTTTCTTGATAGCGGTGTGTGTTTATTGGTTGTGCGAGCAATAAACCTAGACCACGGAAATCCAGACGCTAGTTTTACTGATAAAATGACAATAGTGACTACTTCGTCCGTAGCAGTAAGCATACAGGAGCCATAATATGATAAATAAGTTTGACCAACTAATGCTAGAAATAAGACGAGAATTGTTAGACCTTAAAACTGCTAAAAAAACAGCAAGTCCACTAATTAGCTTTATTAAAGACTATACTGATACTACTTCTACCACTGGGGAGCATTATAAATTGACTTTTGGTGAGGGCAATCAGCCAATATTCTGCACTTTTACTTGCTCAAGACCGTCTGTAATTTATGTATTTAGAACACCAGAAGCAGATAATACGCAATTACTTGATGTCTATGATTTATCTTCGGCTGGTTCTGGTACTTTTATCTTTGGTTCCACTCGGCCAATTCTTAGTATTGAGAAATTATAAATAGTGTGTTATAATACGCTCGGCATATATCCTCAAGCCACCCACCTACGCACGCTTTCGTTTATCGCTAGGTGGGTTTTCTTATTGACTTTTTTATTATGCTTACATATAATATAAATGTGGGTGCGAACAATAATATGTGAGTATAAAGAAGTCGTCTAGGTTCGCCCACAATCACATATTGCCTAGACGGTTTCTTTATACAGAAGCTCGGAGGTATAAAATGAGCAACTTTAATAAAAACATAGACCAACCTTTTGGATGGGAACCGAATGAAATTATCTTTAATCCTAACTTGTCATTAAAAGCCAAAGGTCTATGGTTATACATGAACGCTAAACCAGATGGTTGGCATTTTGCATCTGAAAGAATTGCTAAAGAAAATGCAGAGGGTATTACAAGTATTCGTGCGGCATTAAAAGAACTCGCTCAAGCTGGTCTATTAAAATGGAAAAAACAAGGCGACGGCAGGATTATTTACACCCTAGAAAGTCATTGTTTTCCACAGAGTTTTCCACAGGAAGCCAAGCCAGAATTAGAAAACCTCACTTTGGGTGCTGACCCAGAGTTAGAAAACCCCACTGTGGGAAAACCCCACTGTGGGAAAACCTCACTCATAAATAATAAAGAGGATAATAAAGAAAGAATAAAGAAAAAGATAGACGAAGCTTCGGCTTTGGCTTTGGAAGTGCCAAGCCGAGCTTCTAATAATAAATTACTTGGACGCAACGAGATACTCGCACGAGAATATGCGTTCTAACGCGAAATAACGCGTTTTAAAGGCACTTTAACATTAAA